TTCATTGGATATATCTTTTTAGTTATTTAGTATCATCCTTCTTAGCAGCACCTTTGAAGACTAAATCATTTTCATAAAAATACTTTACTCTTGCTCTTCTTAATTCTTTTAGTTTATCAAATTCAGCCTGTTGTTCAGGAGTATATACAAAATTTTGCTCCCTCCAAAGTTTATTCAATTCCTTTATTTGTTTAAGAATTTCAGGTGGTCTCATTACTTTAATTAATAATTGTATAATAGGGACACTTTATGCGTCCCCCTTTATTAATAATCTGGTAATCTTCCCACCTGTGATTTGTAATCTCCCACATTAGATACTATCTTTTCATCTTGATTAACATCATCATACTGTGCATAATGTTGTATCTCTCTTGTTCTTCTATGCTTAACATACTCTAATTGATGCCAACATTCTCTATTACATAACAATAATGTATGAATCATCCTATGTCTCATTGGTTTACCACTTGTATATGTGCATACTTTCTTTGGTTTAATACCAGTTTCTATAGTGATATACTGTGATATAGGATTCCACCCATCCTTGATACGTTTTTCATTATCTATTGGATCTCCCTTAAAATAGACCCAGCCCTCTTCAATGTCTCCATTTGGTCGATTCCAAATGACATAATCATCTACTTGAGGTTCATACATTACTCTGGTTGAAAGCGAATGTCATCAACTGCTACTGCTTTCAATTTATTAGGATTATATCCTTCAGCAATAAATTCTTGAATCAATTCATCACATTTTTCTCTGGTTATATTATTTGCATAATCTTCAATAAGATTCCAACCATTAGTATTAAATGTCAGGATCTTATATAATTTTTGTTCAGTCATGGTAATAAATTAATAACACTCTATGTATAAGAAAATACCCTAACAGTCTAACTGCTAGGGTATAATTTGTCAAATAAATTCAGCCAAATAATAGTCAACTGTGACCTCTAATTTTGCTGCTTCTTGTTCACATTCTTCGATAAACTTTTCAAGCATTTCATCAGTTTTGTTGAGAAAATGTTGTTCACTTGGCATTGGAATCCTCCTTACAGGTACAAGCATTGGAAATGTTTCTGAGTTTAAGATATAAATTAGTCCAGAATTCGATTGCCTCTTCAGACATTTCTAAATTACTGGAATGTAAAGACACCTCAGATAATGCCTTTAATTCTTCTTTTGATAGATCGACTAACATATAAAATTAGAAATAGCCTAGGGGATGTTAGTTCTTTCAGTGGGGGCGACCCACGAGGCACATCCATCTCCTCGAAATAGTGTGGTAGTTTCCTATCGCCTCCAACCCTGAAACTACCAAAGGGGGTTGCAGCAGTGAGGGAGTGGGGCAATGATCTGGGTTTCACCCATGCTGCCCAAATTTACCTACTGGGAATCGCTTACACCTGAACCCCCAAACTTAATCGGGGCAGTAGAACCACGTATCCCTCACACCTTAAGGACACTTTATGCGTCCCCCCTTCTTATTAACCTCCTTCTATCTCACATCCAATACGACTACCGAGAACTGCACCTAATGGAATTGCCCACCAACGACCATCTCCTTGAGAGATAGCAGCACCTAGTCCACCACCAACTAGGCCACCTGCTATCTTACCATCAGTGCAATCATTATTATCAAACTGTATAGTGGTCTTACGAGTATATCCACCTCTTCGTAAAGACTCTTCACTATGTCTACATGGAACTTCAATAGTTTCATGGAATGATTGCACATATCCAGGATTATCTGCATTTCCTGGAATATATTCCTCTCTATATTCTGTCTTAAAACAATTACGACTGGTTGAATATCCCTCTTGATATTCAATAGGTCTAGGAACAGGACTAGCAACTGCTGAAACAGGAGTGAGTGCTAATAACGCTGCAAGTGCAATTTTCATTTTAATTTTTTTATATAAGGCCATTATACACTAAAGTGATTCATTCACCTAGTAGTTTGTACCAGTTCTCTAAGTGCCACCATCTTAGTGAACAGTCCTTCCATATCATAATACAACTTAAAGTTCTCTGTTGTCACATAGTGGCCCTTAATATCATTACCATCACAGTGCCATCCGTATGCTTGAACCTGTTCATCTATACCATCTATTCTCATTTTCTTACTGCCATCTAGGTAAGAATGGTATCGCTCGTCTAGGTTAATCATAGTTTTATGTTGGTGTGTGAGGATATTATAACATAGTTATATGATTTATCTATAAATTTAATATTGTCTTTAGAGTGTCGTAATCATTCGTTACTATTTTTCATATGATCTTCAACACTATCAATTAGAGTTGAAACTTCATTCAAACAATCTATTTTCATCATCATATCAGAGATATGCTTACTAATATAAGGTTTCTCACTCCTTGCTGCGAAGGCTAATGCTTCTCTTAGTTTATCTTGTGCTTCATTTAGAGCAGTTTCTACTTGTATTGATAAGGCCATGATTAAGTCTCCAGTTTGTTGAGTTTTTCTTCTGCTTTTATTTTCTTCTTCATCATCTTAGCATAAGATACATCTTGTTCGCTATACCAATCAGGATGTTTCTTTGCTTGTTTAATAATCTTCTTTGCTGCTTTTTTGTCTGTTAAATTTGACATTATTCATTTTAGTTTATGCTGATGTATTATTTATTCTCCTGTATAGCAAGTAAAGTTTCATAAGGTATCCATGCAGGTTCTTCATCTTTAAACTGCACTTGAACTTCAGTAAAATTCTTCTGCAAATACCTAGAATAAGTCTCTCTCACCATTTTAACAGGGCTAAGTGGATTTTTCATTTGTTCATTAGCATCTTGATTATATATCATGGGTTTTTATCCACTCCATATTCAATAATAATTTTCTTATACGCATTACCTTTACTATCTGTTACCTCATACTTTTCAATAGTACCACCAAGTAATGATGTTAGTGTTACTATCTCTTCTACAATCATTGCTTCATCTTGAATCATTTAGTTTTCCTCATAGGTACGTCAAGTGTCCAAGATGATGATTCTAATTTAACCATCTCAAAGTTCTTCTTAAATTCTTTCTCTCTTTCTTTCTTCTCTTTCTCCATTGTTACATCAATGGATTCAATAGTTCTCTCACCATAATGAGCTTTATTTGGATCTTTTAAACCCATATAATCTAGGATAGCACCATCTACCATAAACCATAGTGCATCCCAAGTGATAGTCTCTCTCAGTTTGACTGCTATTCTATCTATATCCTCATCATCAAGATGCTCACCAGTTGCTACTGCGTGTGAGTAATCTTCATACTGAGTCAAGAGCATTGCTCTTGCTTCTATCAACTCATTGAGGTTGATAGTAATTTTCACATCATCATCAATTGCCATAGTTAACCACCTTCAATTTCACATCCTATACGACTACCGAGAACAGCACCAAGTGGAATTGCCCACCAGCGTCCATCTCCTCTTGATATAGCAGCAGCAAGTCCACCGCCTAATGCTGCACCTGCTACTTTACCATCAATACAATTGTTATTATCAAATTGTATCGTGGTCTTACGAGTATATCCACCATTCCTTAAAGAATCTGCATCATATCTACAAGGAACCTCATAAGTTTCATGGAAAGATTGTACATAACCAGGATTATCTAAAGTTCCTGGTATATACTCTTCCCTATATTCTGTTTTAAAACAAGTACGACTCTCTGAAAAACCTTCTTGAAATGAAGTATCAGTTATAGAAGCAGAAACAGGTGTTACTGCCAATAACGAAGCTAATAAAATTTTCATTCTAGAAAGTTGGGACTCCTAAACCACCAGAGGGAACAGCAGGTACAGATGCAGAATCACTAGGAGCAGCAAGATCAGGAGCACCAATAGGAAGATCTCCTCCTAGTCCACCACCTAAAGACCCAGTAACTGCTTCAATAGCTTGAGACTTGATGCTATCAACAATTGAATCTCTGTTGACATATACAAATACGCCACTAGCGACAACGGCAGCAGATACAAGACCAGACGCAACAGCAAGGACATTTATAATTTTTTGCATTTTATTACAGCAAGTAAGTTATTTATTATAATACGCATCGTAATATTTGACAATACCTGATGAGATCTTATGCCCTTTGGCAACCCACTCATCAGCACATTCATAGATTGATTTGTTTGAATAGTCTCCTTTTCC